GCGTTGTACTTGGCTCTTCCTTTGGCGGTCAACCCAGCCCCCTTGGAGACAGGTAGCTTCTCGCCACGCCCGATTGCAAGAGAGGGGGTTTTCTTAGCCATTTACTACTTTCAATTGCAAACGCGCATGTTCCTTTATCAAGGGCTGCAAAGCGTCTTGCTCAAAATTGCGGGTAAATTCCTGGCTGCCAATGTGTGGCAGGCTGATCATTGGGTCCAGGAAGATCTTGAACCCTTCAGCCCTGGCTCTACGGCAGAACGTGTAGTCCTCGCCAATGTACTGACCATCCACAAGCAGGAAATCAAACACGGCGTATTCGTCTTCACCATCACCGTCGCCCGCATACTTCCACTCTGGGTGAGTTGAAATCATATGCTCAAGGACATGGCGGCGGATCAACATAAACCCGGTGGCTACGCTCTCAACGCGCATCAGGCCGTTCTCATCAAACTCCAGCTTGTTCTCTTCGTCAAGGTAGAAGTCCAGGAAGAACTTGGCATCGGTGGCACGGCGAGGATAAGTTCCGGCCACTACGTCTTTGTCAGTAGACAGAGCCAATAGACGGGTAACTGCCTCGACGTTAATGACTACATCGGCGTCCACAAAAAGTAGGTCAGTGCAGTCGGAAGACATGAAGTTGCTGACCAACTTATTGCGCGCCTTGGAGATAATGGAGCAGCCAGACAGGTGAGCCAGATGAATCTGGACACCCATCTTGTCTAGCAGAGGAACAAGCTGTGCAATGGCAAATGCGGTCTTGATGTTGACCTTGCCGTCATAACACGGGATGGCAAGCATGATCTTGCGCCCCACCAGATTGAAGCTCTTATCAGCCATAGAAAATGTTCACTGCTAACAGGTTGGACATCTGCGCGTAGATACCGTTTACAGCTATCACGCCATCATCAGGGATGAACGGAGAGTTGTTAAAGGTATCGCTTGCGCTTACATCGTAGCTCATCAACCAACGGCTCGCGTAGACCATAGCAGGAGACGCTGTGATTGTTCCGGAGTTAATGTCCGTAACCGTAAATGTGCTGGAGTTTGTAACGGTTACAACATAATTGCCGTTAGTAGCTGTGCCGCCTGTACCAGCAGCAAAGTCAATCCCAATTACGTCACCGGTAGCAAGCCCATGCGCTGACTGAGTGACGGTAACTGTAGTCCCGGAACGACCATATGTAGCCGTTGTCACTGGGGCTGTAGCGGTATCAAACAACGCTACATAGCCCGCAGTGGCAGTTCCAACAAAGGAGATACCTTTTACGCGGTTACGCCCAAGGACAAGAAACCCGCTTGCGTTTAGATGCGCCTGTTTTACAGGTGTCTGATTCATAACTAATCTCCTATGAAACGGGGGCCGAAGCCCCCGAGACTAATTACTGCTGGGTTACCGATGGAGACTGAGCGCCAGTGGAGTCAGCAACAGCGTAGACAATGGTGTATTGCACAGTACCAGCAGTCACATCAGCAACAGTAGGGGTCAGGGCTGCTTGGATGATTACGTCCGTAGCGCCAATACCAATTCCGTTGGGGGATGCAGTACTTGCAGCGCCTGCCCAGTTAACCAATTTGGCAGCAGCGTTGGTGTTAGCCAAACGACCTTGAGAGGTGATGTCCGAAGACGCCCAGAACAGGTTGGTTGTGGCTGAAGTACCAATCACCACATTGGCTGCGGTAGAGCCTGTGAAGGCCACCAAAGTGTCAATGAAAATATTGATAATCTGTGCCCCGGCTGGGAGAGTAAACAGCGTTGTAGTGGCAGTGGCTGCGGCTACAGTGCCGGTATAGACCACTTTTTTAGTCTGAGAGACAGTAGCAGTACCGGTGTTTTGGATAGTGCCAGCGGTAGTACCGGTGGTGTTTTTGACCGTGCCAAGCAGCCAGGGTCCAAGGTGCGTTGCGAATCCCATGATGAGTCCTTACATACAAGTAGAGCGTATCAATCGGTATGTCGCCTAGCCGGGACTAGTTTGATACGCCGGTAACCCCGGAATGAATGCAATATAACCTATTTTATGAATGCGTGCAACCAATAAAAAAGGCCCCCGAAGGGGCCTCTCTTAGCAGGGTTAGACCCTAGCTTAGGATCCAGGAGAACCAAACATTCCCAGTGGATCAGACCAGCCGAACGAATAACGCTCGCGGGACTTGTAACGAACATTACCAGTGTCAAAGTCACCGTCCATACCATTCGAAAGAGGAGTACGAACAAAGTGCTTCATGCCATTGGGAACGTCAGTGCACAAGTACCAGCCGTTAGTGTCGGTCAAGTAGTGGTTAACGGTATAGCCGCCGGGGATTGAACCGTTGCTTTTGAGCGCGTTGATGTCGTTGTCGGTAGTTCCAACGCGCAGGCTGGTTTCCAACAAACGAGTAGCAACGAATTGCAAAGCAGGCGGAACAATCAGCTTCTTAGGCTTGGCTGCAATCAGCAAACCGCGCTCATCTGTCCAGCCAGCGATCTGAATAACGGCGGCTTCCAGGGAAGTCTCGTTAAGGTCAGCGCCAGTGGAGGGACGATTGCTGTTAGTGCCACCGCTGATCAGTGGGTGAGCAGTACTGAACAGGACAACACCGTCACCACCGGTATATCCGGCAGTGAAGCCGTTGTTGATAACAGCAGCACCTTTGACTTGCTTGGTGTAAGCCATAGCACGGGCCAGACCTTTGGTGTACCGAGCGGACAAGCTGTCATACAGATTGTCTTCGATTGCCTCCTCCGTCAGGGAGAAGCCCAAAGCAATGGTTTCGTGGTTGTAGCGTGCGGTCCAGGCTTCTTGAGCATTGTCATAAGCAAGGGCAGAACCCTCGTTCTTGACAGGTGCAGCACTGAAGCCAGACAGTTTAGTTTCCTCTTCAAAAGAACGCTCAGAGGTCTCGGTTTCGTAGATCTCTTCGTGTTCTTGATCATAGGTCTTGTACTGCAGACCAAACAAGGCGTTAAGCCCGGGGAGCAACTCTTTAAGTAGCTGTGCGCGTGAAATAGCCATGATTTACTCCTTAAACACCAGTGGTGCTGTTATATTGGTGAGTGTTAATCTTCACCAATAGCTCGGTGTAAGTGTCGGCTGCGGTAGCAGTTTCAGGCACTACGTCGATAACACGGATTGGGATGGTTGCGGTAGTACCAGCACCGGTCAAGGTAACGGCGTAGGCAGAGTCACCAGTGGTGGTGCTGCCAGCGTTCAATACCAAGGCGACGTTGGAACCTACTGCAGTACGTCCTGCGGAACTCATAGTCGTACCAGACGAAACAACAGCAACCTTGAACAGGGCCATAGGATCATCAATAACGTATGCGTAAGCATAGTTAGTCGAGGTTGAGATAGCTGCCGGAATGTACTGGCCCTGAACGGTTTGACCGCTAGAGTTGACATACTGACCGCCAACGCAAACGCCGACGATAGTGCCAGAGTTGGTAGTGGTAGAAAGAACCAGATAACCAGTGCTGTCAATTTGAACTGTATCTCCAAAGAAGATAGCGGTAGCAAACGAAGCAGCAACGGGAATCTGACGGAAAGCACCAGCGTAAGGCATGCCGTCAATTCGATTGACAGGCTTTAGGCCATACGGAGCGCTAACGGTAGGATAAGCCATAGTTAACTCCAAAAAAATTAAATACCTTTTCCAAAGCTAGTCGAGGACTTCTTCTCGTTAAAGAGAGGCATCCGCGCATCGCTTTGACGCATAAGGGTATTGTCTACAGCAGCCATTTGAGCTTGCGTCTGCTTATCGAAATAAGCATTACGTTGTTCAACAAACTCACTTGGCGTTTTGCAAAGCAATAGCCCGCCGATTTCAATGTTGTCTTTAAACCGACTAGTTGTATCAGCTAGCAGTCTGAATCTAGGTTGCTCTTCTGCTAATACAGGCTCCCATCCTTCACGCAGTTTTCCTGTCATGTTTTTGGGGTCTGCAGCATTCAAAAGTGAAACTCGAATCCAGCGATAGTCGTACCCCGGCTGCTTATCTGGTTCAGGAAGGGAGTCTGGTAGTTGCCACTGCTTAGGGCGTTCCATCATCATCCGATCTTCAAGCTCGCGTGGTTTTCTGTTTTCGGCCATGTCTAGGCTCCTAATTTGATTTTTTCCGCAGCAAATTGCTCCGGTGTGAGTTTAAATTTCTTTGCCAAGCTCAACTCACCAACGGTAAGTTTTACTCGTTTTGCGGATGTTGTCCGTGTAGCTGGTGCAACCACCGAGCTTTTTCGGCTAGGCCGATCTTCTTGTTCCTCAGCTTCCTCAAATTTCTCCGGGAAACGTCTGCGGATAGTGGCGTTAAGCCGGGAGTAATACTCCTGTGATGAGGCTCTGACTCCTTCTTCCAGCATTGTCTCGTGGACACCTAGGGCTAAAGCAGTCATTTCCTTATCTTGCCCAAACCAAGAGTTTTCTTGTTGCCAAGCCTCTGCAGACGGATCTACAGGGGGCCGTTGGACTTGGGGCTGGGGGGTTTGTACCACAGTTTCTTGCCGTGGTCGTGGAGCTGGCCGGAAGTTCTTAACTTTATCAACCTTTAATGTTGCTTGGGTAAGACGCTCCTGGGCCTCCATTACCTTATCAGTGTCGCCAGAATCATAGGCTTCACGATAGGCTTTTTTGGCTGCATCCATTTCCATTTCAACTGTTTTGGTAACAGAGGCAATGACATTGTTTTCGCTATTAGACAGATTGGCTTTGAGTTTTTTATTCTCATCCATCAACCGTTTAGCAAACTCAATGGTTTCATTTTGCTCACGCAAAGCAGCATCTTTTTCCCGGCGCTCGTCATGCGCCAACTTCTTCATCTGAAGAAGTTTCTTTTTGACTTTGGTAGAGTAGTCCTCCAGCTCGTCGTTATAAAGGTCTTCCCTTACCTTCTCAGGTAATGGAGTCTTATTGCGGTCTTCTGAGGGAGTAGTATCTTCAACTTCAACAATGATGTCATCGTCAAGAGTTTCGTCTTTCTCGTCTGGAAATTTAAATTCGGTTGCCATGTGCGCTCCTTATTTGCGTTTGATTCCGCGAGGATCCTGCACAACACCTTCGACTGAATCGTCATTGATGATGCGGAATTCACGGTCGTGAATGAGCAGTCGAGTTCCAGCATGTGGCCGAACCAAGACAAAATCACCCTTTTTGCACCACGGCCCAGAAGGAAACCTAGTAGTGTCTTTGTAGCAATCAGGCCCTAAATCAACGACAAACAGAACCGTGGTGAGCAACTCTTCATTGCGCATCATTTCTGCCGACTTGAGAAGGCTAATGCTTGTTCCTTCAATTTCTTTTTCAGCTTCAGGAACTGCGCACAGAATCCGGTAGCCGGACGGCACTGGCAACTGCTTTGCTTTTTCTTCTGCTGTTGTGTTCATTACAGCGGATAAATCCACTGCTCTGATGTCGTACTTTTCATTCATCATCGTCATTGGTTTTGAGTCTTTCATGTAGGTCTGTAATAAATAAACGTGCAGTGAGCAGACCTTTAACCTCGCCGCACATCTTCGTGTACTCCGCGTAATCCTTGGCGTTGCCATCCGCCAGGGCTATTTGGAGTTGGGATACTTTGTCATCTACTTTTTTGGATAGATGTTCCAGGTACTTATCAATCATTTGCGTCCAATCAAGTTAGCCATGATGCGCTGGCGCTCAATGTCAGTTTGCGCCCGCAGTTCTTCTTGTGACTTGGATAGATCTGTTTGGATCCTAGTCATGTCAGTGTCCTTTTGGCTTTGGATGCGTTCGCGCTCAATCTGCTGTTGTGAGGATTTGAGCTGTGCGTCCATCTGATCTTTCTGTGCCTTGCGTTGTTGCTCTGCTCCTTTGATCTGCAGCTCCTGTTGCTGTATCTGTACCAGTGGGTCTTGAGCTTGTTGCTGGGCCTGGGCTTGTTGCGCCTGGGCGGTGTTAGCCTGAAGCACCTGCGCGCTGGCTTGGGCAATGAGCCGGGATAGTTGGACTTCAACATCCTCTGGCAGGGGCTCATTAGGAGGCGGCATTGGCACGCCCATCTGCTGTTCAATCAAGGTTCGGTAGTGGAAACCAAGATGCTCTGCAATGTGCGATTGAAGAGCGGCCATGATCATGTTGGCCTGTGGGTTTTGGCCTATGGTCTTCATCACCAGCGGATCCTGCATGAACATTTGGTGCGCTGCAATATGAGCGTCCTGGTCCTGGGAGATAAATGCCTTGAGAGGAACTCCCTTGAGCGCGTTCATGTTCTCGCTGATAGGGTCAATCGGCATCTCATCGTCAGGAAGTGGCACAAGTTTCTCAGCATTCTTGATACCCAGCACATCTAGCATCTGACGATGAAGTTGTGGTAGATCATAGATCTGCGGGGCCATCTGAGCCAGTTGAATAACCGCCTGATACTGCACGATCTTCTGAGCCATTGTGGCGGCGTTGGGATCTGAAACAGGGATGACTGTAACCAAGTCATAGTCGGACTGTTTTGCTTTTGGCGTTCCTTCTGATGGCTCGTATGTGTACTCAGGCGGCGTGTAATCGCGGATGATGTCGCGCAGCAGTCGAAGCTCTTGCTTGAATGAGTAATGGATCCGTGCCTGGACCGCGGTCATCACTTTCAATGTACGTTCAAGGATAGCCAGGGTCGTACCAACGGGAGAGTTGGCAGACATGTCAGCCACTTGGATGTCAGCTGCCGATGCAAACTTTCTACCCTCGTCTACTATCTTATCTAGCAAACCAGCTAGAACTTGGCTTGGCTCCTTGTAGGGGAGAGCCATGATGTTCTCGGCAATAGTCCCGCTAGGTACGTCGACATCGCGCCATTCTGCTGGTCCGATGGGTGTATCGTCTCCCTTAACACGTAAACCGCGGGTTTTGAAGCCTCCAGGAAGGTTAGATAGGGTTCCGGCGTCCACCAGTTGGCGCAAAATTGAGGTTCCAGACTTGGAAAACGCTCCGACTAGGTGAATTAGGCCAAAACAGTAGAAGCCAAAGCCAGGAACATAGCCGTAATGGACAAAATGCTGGCGTTTTTTGTGCAATTTGTCTCCTTTATCCCAGTTTCGGCGGATTCCTACGCATTTGCTGCTGCCTTTTTCAATGGTGACAACATAAGGCAGGGCAATTCCAGTAGGTTCTCCATCTTTATCAACGTCTTCATACCCTTCAAGGTCTAAATTGACGTTCATTTCAAGAACTTTGAAGCGGTCATCCGTCTGCGCTCGGAATCCCATCTTCTCGGCTATCTTCTTTTCAACTTCATCAAGGGTATTGTTGGGTTCACCAAGGTCAATGTCGGCATAAAACCCAGCAACCTGGAGCTTGCGCATCTCATTTTCGGTCTTACGCATAACGTGAGTGATGCGGTCAGCCGTATGGAGGTCAGAAGCACCATAGGGGACAACCAAATCCTCGGCCGTGACGAAAATTGAAGTCTGGCGGTCCAGGCTGGGGTCAAAGTAGACCTTCTTAAATGCATTACCGGCCAATCCCAAGCCCCACAACATGCGCTCATGCTCCGGCCGGAACTCAGTCATCACATCTGTGAGCTGGTAGTTCATGTCAGCAGCTACCCTAGTAGATGCTTGTTTCTTCTCGGGGGTTTCTTTGCCGATGATCTGGGTCTTCACCGGGCCAGCAGCCGGGAAGGTGGTCATCATAATTTCGGCTTGGAACTTGACAACGGCCTCAGCTAGGAGTGGATGGTAGACACCGCAAGCCCCAATCCAGGGGTCAGCCCGCTCTTCGATCTTCAGTCCCAATAACTCAAGCCCATCAACGTAAGTCTGCATCCAGTCCTTACGCGAATTAACGTCATCGTCAAAGTCGCTGATCAGATCCGACACTAACTCTGCTACGACATCATCAGGTAGATGCTCAACCAGGTTAGCCTCAAAGTCATCTTCAACGCTGCCTAGTTGGATTTCAACATCACCCATCTTGATGCTGACTGACTCCGGGTCTTCTATTTCAATTTCAATCCCGCCTTCTGGGTCTAGGGAACCAATTCCTTGTGGCGCTTCGTAAAGTGACTTTTCAATTGACATACCAATCCTTAGTAATAAGAGACCCTGCGCTTGAACGCACGAATTTCGTCCTGTTCATCAGTCTGCAGACGAATAAAGCCGCCTTTTCTAAATCTGATCAATGCTTGGGTAGCGGAGTCAACCAAGTCATCATGGTCTGAATTAGGGAAAGCTGCCATCTCTTCTATCAGTTCGTCAGCCCACCTAGTCGAGGGAGCCCAGACTTTCCCACTTGCAAACAAATCAGATACAGAGTTAATCCGCACCATCTTATCATTCCCCCTGCTAGGAGTAAATTCCTGGACAGGTATGCCCATCGCCCGCAATTCAAAGATTAACGGCGCTCCCGAGGCTTTGGCTTCAACGATAAAAGCATCCGGTTCCCACTCCTTATAGTGGTTGAAAGCTTTGGCCTTCAGTTCTGGAAACTCCATCCGGCGCTTGAAGGCGTCAAGCAGAATGATGTTGGCGTCGTTTTCGTTCTCATTCAAATAGAACACACCCCAAGTAGTACAAGCAGAATAGTCTGCCCGTTCTGACTTTAGAAACGCGGTGTCCCAGCTTTGGATGATGAACTCGCACTTAGGTGGATCGTCGCCCTTCCATTCCTTCCACCACTCCCTCTTGACAATAGCTCCCTCTTCAGAGGTAGGGCTCTGTTGGTATTGGGCATTCCACTTTGAAGCGGGTAGTTCTGATCTCAAAGCCTCTAGCTCTTCTAGGCTCCAGAATTCAGGCCATAATGGTTTATCGCTGGGCAAGATCGCGGGGAAGTCGATTACCTCCCAGTCATCGTTTCCGTCTTTCTCAATAGAGGACTGAAGGATCCGGCCAGTCAAGTCGCGCTTGGCCCAGCGGGTCATCACAACAATAATTGATCCTCCTGGTTGCAGACGCTGTCTAGGGCCGGATGTGTACCACTCGTACACTTTGTCAAAGACAGATGGGTCTCCTGAAGCTAGGGCAGCCTCCTGCTCAGAGTGAGGATCGTCAATGATCAGTAAGTCCGCGCCTTTACCGGTCACCGTCCCGCCTACTCCGATAGCAAAATATTCCCCATCCTTATTAGTAGACCAGCGTCCAGCGGCCTTACTGTCCTGGCGAAGATTAACATTGGGGAAGATCTTGGCGTACTGCTCACTTCCTACAAGGTTCCTAACCTTACGTCCAAACCCGACAGCCAGCTCAGCCGTATTCGACGTTTGGATGATTTTCTTGTTAGGGTTCTTACCTAGAAACCAAGCCGGTAGAAGGTAGGACGCAAACTCTGACTTCGTATGGCGGGGCGGCATGTTGATGATCAGCCTCTTTATTTTCCCCGACGCTATCTCCTCAAACTTACGCGCCATCACTTTATGGTGGCGTCCATTTATGAAACCCGGCCACATTGATTGAACGAACTTAAGGAAATCCTGCTCTGCCTCTTCTCTAACAATAGACGCCCTGTACTCATCTAGCTCATCAAAGAACGCCTCCTGCTCGTTAACAGGTAAAAGCGCGATAGCCTGACTGATGGCTTCAAGGTTCATATGTTGCGCATAGACAAATAACTCGGCCGCACGCTTCTAGCGCTTCTGGTCATCCGCTTACAGATGCCTAACTCACATAGCCTCTTAACCACTCTATGAACATTACCGCGCCCTTTATCCCCTGTCTGGTACATGATGTCATCTATAGACGGCCCATACCCAAAATTCTTCCAGTACTCATCTATAACAAGAAACACCGTCCGCTGTTTTTCCGTCATAAGGTAATCCTTCTTCTTCACCGTATAGAGTGTCTTAGGCCAAAGCAACATTAACTCCTGTTATTGTTTTATCTGTAACTCATGTTACTGTTCATTTAACTATATCAAAAATATATACCCCCCCACCACTTTTTTATGCAAACATAAGGGGGGGCTATTTGTCAAAATCCATCACAACTTCACCATCAGTTATTGTTGAGGGGTGGCCCTGTTCTGGCTCTGATCCTTTGAGTGAAATAGTATGTTGAGGGGAGTCGTGCGCGGCCGTGGCCGGATGGGCGGGTGCCCCGTGGGTGGGGTCGCTGGTGGCGTCATTGCTCAGGGGTTCCCCTCCGGTTTGCTGGCGCTCTGCTGTAGCCTGGCCGCCGTCACCCAGGTTACCGGAGCGCCCTTGCTGGATCTCGGCCAATAGGTCTAGGGCATCATCGGCCACTATATCGGCGTCTACTGTGATGGACTGCAGCCTGGACAGTAACCGAGTGCGGATGTCTTCGCTCCGATGAACATGGCTAATTTCTTTACGCTCTACAAAGGCGCCGACTTCGAAGAGTGAGCCTAGAAGCTTCAGGCAAGCAACCCGACTAGCTGGGGGGAATTCGTCATCCAGGCTATGTTGAACTAGCTGCTGGACTAGCAGAGCCTTTAATTGTGCTGGTGTTCGATGTTTCTCGGCCTCTATGGCCAACTTGTAAGCTTCTATCTCGCGTTTCACCCTAGCATCCCCTGCCAACTTGTACGGGGCAACTAATATTGTGCTTGGTGCTGGCTTGGCTTTGTATGCCCCTCTATACGCTTCGGCCTTAGTCTGACCTAGCGCTACAGCATGCGCGAAGTTTCTCTGTTTCGTTGTAAGCCTGGGTGTCTTACCCTCTCCAGCGCTTAGTAGTACTTCAACGGGGATAGTGTCCAGCCCTTCCCTTATCTGCGCCCTTGTAAGCTTTTGCGTGGTTTGTCGTGCCATTGTTTCTGATCCGGTATAGATGAAGAATGCGCCAATAGTAGCACCGCCCGCGCGCTTTTGCTTTTGACCGGCTGCAGCCTGGGCCAGCGCCCATATACCCGACTAATTTACTCAAGCTATTGCGTACCCCTAAAAACTGTGTTCTAATCGCCAGACATGAGTCAATTCGGAGTCATGTATTGCATTGATCAAACCGGAGTAAAACCATGATCACTAAGAGCGAAATTCTTGCCGATATCGGCATTGCCATTACTGGGACGGGAATGCTTATTTTCGGGGCTACTGGGGAGGGCTTTATCGCCAGCGCGGCCCTTGTTTGGGGCGGGCTTTTTTACGGCTACATCGCCACCACCTACATGGGGGCCGATCATGCTTAAGACCATGCAGGCTAAATTCTCAAGCCGCTGCGCCCGTACCGGTGAAACCATCCAGCGCGGCGATACCATCATCTATAACACTGTTACACGCACCGCCATGCTACCCACCGAGACGGGAGGCAAGCGCGAACAATGGCACGGGGAAGGCTACCCATCGCTGGGCCTTACCGAATCGCTGGAGGGTTTCCCTAGGCGCATCAACGGGAGCGGCGACTATGTCAGCCACGTATTCCAATTCGGGGACGGGCGCGAGTATTACCGCAACAAGGCCGGACGCTGCGAAGACGCGCCCTGCTGTGGTTGCTGCACTATCTAAGGGGTCATCATGGAATACAACTATCACACAGACCCAGGCCACGGCTGGATTGAAGTTCCCATCGAAGAACTGCGCCGGTTGAAGATCACGCCGAGCGCATATTCCTACCGCAACGGGGATGCCGCCTACCTAGAAGAAGACTGTGACGCTGGAGCCTGGGCGCGCGCTAAGCGCTTGGCTGGCGAAGCTTTCACACTGTTAGACATGCACACAGACCACGATCACCCGATCCGCAACTATCAATCTTTTGGAGCTTAAACCATGAAACAGACAATCAATATCCACCATTTCCGCGATGCCTTTAAATCGATGGGCCGCGCCGATCAATTCAGTTATGACGCGCTGGGCATGCTTTTCGACCACTACGAAGAATGGGAGCCGGACGCTGAACTGGACGTTATCGCTATCTGCTGCGCCTATGCCGAAGACATGCCCGCCAGCATTGCCGAAGATTACAGCATCGACACCGAAGACATGGACGAGGGCGAAACGCTGGACGCCGTGCTGGAGTACCTAGGCGAAAAGACCCAGGTTATCGGGATCACCGATGCGGGCGCGATTGTCTATTCCTCGGAGTTTTAAAAATGGCCTACACTTTTATTCGCGCGTCCGGCAACCGAAAAACCGGCCCGATCCCGCAAACCTACAGCGCCCGCTCTACTTGCCCGCCGTCCTGCGCCCACTACGGGGCCGACTGCTACGGGGAAGACTACTTTACCCGCATGCAATGGGACAAAGTACCCACGCGCGGCGTCTCCATCGATCAACTGGCCGCACAGATCGCAGCGCTCCCGCCCCGTACCCTTTGGCGCCACAATGTCGCCGGTGACCTTCCAGGCGCTGGGGAGACTGTCGATGCCTACGCGCTGGGCCGGATCGTGAAAGCCAACACCGGCCGCCGTGGCTTTACCTACACCCACAAGCACAGCGCCCAGGCTATCAAATGGGCGCAACATGCGACCGCGTGGGGCTTT